TCCTACAACTTTTGCTCGCGGCTATGGAGAAGTTTGAAGAGAGTAAGCCATGAACATCACTAACAAATACAACTTACCCGATGTCCTGCTGCGCTTTGCACGCAACAAGAACTACTCCAAGGGCGACGCCAAGCTATCTGTCACAGAGCTTATCGACAGCCCGCGGGTCGTGGCACTCAAGCACAAGCACTTCGATGACATGGAGCAAGACGTATCTGATACCGTCTTCAGCCTATTCGGTACAGCCGTCCATCACATCCTCGATAAGTTTTCAGAAGAAGACGTGATCACCGAGCAGCGCTACTTCAAAGAGATCAATGGCTGGAAGATCTCCGGTGCGATTGACCGCCAGGTTGTCACGCCCCATGGACGGATCATCGAGGACTGGAAAGTTACGAGCAGTTTTGCAGTCATGCAAGGTAAGATCGAATGGGAATACCAACTGAACTGCTACGCCTATCTTGCCCGTGCCCATGGCCATAACGTCATAGGATTAAAGATCAATGCGATCGTAAGAGACTGGGCTCGCAGGAACGTAGGCCGCCAAGCCGATTACCCAGAAGCACCGATCGTACAGATTGATGTACCCCTGTGGACCTTTGAAGAGCAAGAGGCTTTTATCAAAAGCCGTATCGCACTTCATGCCGCCACGGTCATGGATGATCCGCCACTTTGTACACCAGACGAACGATGGGCCAAGCCTGAGACGTGGGCCATCATGAAGCCGGGAGCCAAGCGAGCACTGAAGGTATTCCTACTAGAGCAAGAAGCAAAGGATGCAGTAAAGCCAGGGCAGGAAGTCGTTCACCGTCCCGGAGCCAATACAAGATGTACAAGTTTTTGTGATGTAAGGCAGTACTGTGATTTCGGTAGACAACTAGGAGAAGCAAGTGAAGCAGATAGCAACAGCATTGGTTAAAGCGCAGAAAGAGTTTGGCCCTGCGCTTAAGACCAGCACCAATCCGCATTTCAGGTCAAAGTACGCAGACCTTGCCGCGTGCGTCGAGGCGGTCATTGATGCGCTCAACAACAACGGTATCTACCTCATGCAGATGACGCATGAGACACCCGATGGCGCCATGGCAGAGACAGTGTTTCTCCACGAAAGCGGCGAGATGTTGTCAGCAGGGAAGCTATTCTTTCCGGCCAGCAAGCATGACGCCCAGGGGTATGCAAGCTCGCTTTCGTATGTGCGTCGGTACTCACTCATGGCAGCTTGCGGTATTGCACCAGAAGATGACGACGGTAACGCAGCGTCTAAGCCGGTGCCTAAGCCTGTGCCAAAAGTAGAGCCCAAACCGGAACCCAAGGTAGAAGCTAAGCCTGAACCAAAGCCGGTCCAAACGAATGCAGGCGTAGCTGACTTCGCCATGAGCATATTCACCACCTTCCTTCCCACGGCAGAAACCGAGGCAGAGCTGAATACCTTTTGGAAGGACAACAAAGAATCAGTAGCAAAGATCAAGGCCCACGATGAAGCGATGTACGTGGACCTGTTAGCCAAGTTCAAAGCACGTAAGGATGAGATTAATGGAAACTAAATACTACGATTCAACAAACCTATTCAGCCCCAGGGTAAAGACCGATCGATCGCCAGACTTCCGTGGGGACGTGGAGCTATCCGCCGAGCTATGTGCTTACATCACTAACAAAGTAAAGCATGGTGAAACTCCCAAGCTTTCTCTTTCCATGTGGTCCAAGGAAGGGCGCAGCGGCCCGTACTACAACTGCAAAGTACGCCAAGGCTGGGAGCAGGATAGCGCACCAAAGCCACCTCCGCCCCCAATCGACGACAGCGACATCCCGTTCTGATCATGAAGAAGATCAGAAGGCGGCGGCCAATAAAGCGCCAGAGCTACAGACTTACCGACCAGGATAAAGAGCGACTAACCATCATGTATTACGAGGGATACCACCCCATCGAAATGGCAGAAGCTTTGAAGATCTCTGACAAGACGGCTTACAAGTTCTGCTCCGATCGGTTCTCTCCTGTCAATGGCGGCTGGGCGCGTGGTGCGCCTAGCTCTGAAGAACGTGATCTGATCATGCAAAGACATCATGCAGGCGTCAAACAACCGATGCTCGCCAGTGCTCATCGCAGACCAGTCTGGGTTATCAACCGTATCGTTAATCCCAAGCCCGCAGGTATTGCAGCGATCGAGGGTGCACCGGTTGATGCTAAGCCCGGAGAGATCTTTGTTGTTCCACCTCAACCCACCTTCCTTGAAAAGGTAGGCCAATTCTTTAGGAGGCTCCTTGGTGGATCCCATTAACTTTGAATGCGTCAAAGTATCCCTGCGCCAGAATAAAGAAGGCTTCATGCTGACGCTGGCCATCCATCCAGATGACCTGAACCAAGACCTTGTGCGTGACTTTGTAGGCTCGCGTTACGCCGTGGCCATGGTTCGGATTGGTGAGGATGAACAGCCCTATGTCAGACCCAAGGTCAGCAGCTTTGTGCAGACAGCAGGAATACTGGCCAAAGATCCAGAGTTCCAGCGCTGGTGCGTGGATACAGGTTGGTGCTTTTCTCACTCAGAAGATGACGCAGCACGGGCTATATGTGAGGCACTGAACATCGAGTCTCGATCGGAACTTGCTTCCAATACAGAGGCACAAGGCGCATTGATTGATTTGCGTAAGGAGTTTGAAGAATGGAAGCGAAGTACAAACGAAAGCTAATCCCTTACCAAGTCTACCTGCGGCCCGATCAGGTTGAGAAGCTGCGCGAGAAACCTGGCATGGCTTCAGAACTTGTAAGGCAGGCGATTGATACGATCGGTGAAGCCCCTCTTGATTATCATGAGGGCTACCGTCAGGGTTTCGTAAAGGCTCAGACGGTTATTACCAAATCCACCAAGGGAAATGCCATCACCGTATTTGGCAAGACCCTTAGTGATCTTATGTGTGATGAACTACAGGAACATATTGATGGATTATTCGGGCCACTTGATCAAAGCAGACCAACTGATGAATCGCGTGTATGACCTTTGCCAAAGCAATGATTACATGACCGCCATGGGCCTATGCCTCGAAGCTATTACAGAAATCAAAATGGCCTACAACGTATTGAACCATCTCAGCGAACACAAGGACCAAATGATTGGCATATGGGAGAACAAATGAAAACCTGCCCGCCATGCCATGGCGAATGTAACCAAGGACGTGCATGTCCTGCGGAAACTCATCCTGCCTACGAACACTGGGAGAAATGGTTTCCCAAACAAGGTATTCAACCGAGCAGATTTATCTTCTCTCGATCTAGCCATGGCAAGGCTTACCGTGCAGGTTATGACGCTGGCATGGAGGACGCCAAGAAGGTTGTCAAAGACGGCGAAGAGTGGAAGCTTTGGGATACTGATCAGGCATGACCAGGAAAGCAGATAAAGCGCACATGGATCGCGTCGCCAGTATGGGGTGCATCCTGTGCAAACACTTAGACCTTGGGGCAACCCCGGCTCAGATCCACCACATCAGAGAGGGCCAAGGTATGAGCCAGAGAGCGAGCAACTTCCTGGTAGTGCCTTTGTGCCCTGAGCACCATCAAGGAAACTCAGGCGTCCATGGCCTTGGCGAGAGAGGGTTCTATACCCGCTATAAGCTTAGCGAGTTAGACCTTCTTGCCATGACCCTAGAAGCGCTTCAGTCCTCCAAGTAAACGGTCTTCTCAAGCAACTCTGGACGCTTGGCGCTCACAATAATCCCCTTCTCGGCACGCTCAGACATACGCTCACGCTGAGCAAACGATCGCTTGATCTTCTTGTCATCAATTTCGTTGCCAGGGTTCTTGCTGTTGTACCGGATGATCTGCTCACCAATATCATCCATCTCTTCATAGTCACCACTCTTGTAAGCCAAGAACAGTTTTGATAAAAGCCTTTGCTCGCGTTGAGCCAGTTGCCTATCCAGGCTCTTGATCTCTCCCATGGCTTCGTAACCACGCTGAAGATCCTGCGGCGTGAAGCCAAGCGACTGCGCAAAAATTCCCCATAGACCTACGTCAGGAACAATCGGATCTCCGCGCAGGGTTGTTGCACCCTCATGGTAGAACCTCCAAGCTTTGAAGAAGTCTTTCACCACAGGCGGTGAGATTTCTTCCATGCCCCTTGCGTAGTTGCCTTCGTTAATCTTCTTGATGCCGCCGGCTACGTTCAGAACAATACCTGCCGCTGGTCCAAGCATGTCAATCAACATATTCTTGGCCCACTCTTCCTCATCTTTAGCCATCGCATCATCACGGAACCAGAGGCCGTTGAGGTTAGCAAACCTGCTAACGTCTACCTGAAGGATCTCTGACATTGGCCCCTTGCTTAGCGCCCGCGACACGTTGTCACCAAACGCATTTGCCATGGCAACCTTTAGTTCTAGGCTGAAATCATAAGGTTCGTCTTCATCATCAAAGATAAGGTTCATGACGCCTTCGATGACCCAGTACAAAGGCAAGCCTTCATACCCGGCAAAGAGAGCGGTCATACCCATGACACCAGTGAGACGCGTCCTTGCAGCTTTCTTGATCCTTGTTAGCTCATCGTACTCGCGCTTGGCGGCGTAACGCTCATCCTCTGATAAGCCTTTATCCTGTGACCTCAAAAGCAACGCATTCAATTCACGCGTATTTGGCAAAGACTCCTTGATAGCTTGGGCTATGAAGGCGGTCATCTGTTGAGCGTAATTCTTAAACTGTAGCGTTACCTGAGCAATAGGATGACGCATGAACCTTGGCTTGGTTTCAGACGCATACTCAAAGTGAATCTTGTCAATTAAATCCCTTGCGAGTTGAATAGTCTGGGCCCTGTTCATGCCCTTCGATTTGGCAAGCCTAATCGCAGCAAGCGCTGTGACCTGGCGGTTGGCAATCTCTGCTAGGTTAAATCCATAACCAAGTATTAATGAGGCCTTATCAAGAACACCAAGAGACTTAGAACGAATAATGCTCTTGACGCCTGTAGCGTACAAACCGCTAGGACGTTCAGCCAGCCCGGCCAAGGAAAGCGTTTGAGTCCTGTTGGTAACGCCTTCAAGATCAGACATGATCTCTGCTTCTTCCTTCAGGATTGCAGAGTTTCTTTCTTCGGCTTGTTTCTCCAGCATACCAACCAGGTCATACTGGGCTGTACCTTTTTTCCTCGCAGATCTGAAGTCACTAAAAGCCTTAAATATCTCCTTACTTGCCTTGGCATACGAAACATCAAACTCGCCTGCCAGTGTTGGTATGCCAATAACAGGCGTTTGGATTAAGTTGCCAATCGCTGATGCTGGCGCGGTCAGGTAGTACAAGAATGCAAAGCTTGTAATCTTTGACCAAACCGGATGATTATCCTTTGGATTGCTAAAGTCATAATGCTGCGCCTTCAATTCTTGAAGGTAACGATCCCGAGCAATATTCCTTGTGCCTTTTTGTGAATCAGAGTACCGCTGCGCCTCACTAATAATTGCATCTAGCGTGGGGCCGTACTCCATACGCGCCAAGTTATACGCACTATGGAATGCTGACTCAGCAAAAGCACGTCGCATATCAAGCGATGCACCAGCAACTTTCTTGGCATGAATGAAGTTCTTTTGAACAGACAACTCAGGAAGCATGGACAGGTAAACCTGGTACACATCGTCCTTAAGCCTATTCTTCACGTCCATCGCCCGACCGTTAGAGTCTGACAGCGTTGGCTGGTCCGTCTTATCAATAGCTGCAAAGATTTTGTTGATGAACGCAGACTTGATGACGCCTTCGGTGTACAGCTCCTTGGTATCAACACCACTTTTTAAGTTAATGATCTTGCCGCTAGCCACATCCTTAGCGATGCCTTCCTCATGCTTGCGAAGATCGGCCATGGACTCAAACATCTCATGGTAAGGCTTCGTATCGCCGCTAGGTAGCTTGATGTCATAAGCAATAAAGTACTGGCCAAACCTGCTAAGAGGGAAGTACGGGCCTTCACTCTCAAACTTCTGGAACTCAAAGTCCAGTTCACGCAAGCTCTTGGCACGCTCATTAACATCCGTGATCTTGGTAGTAATAAGCCTTTTAAGGATGGCCCTCTTGTCTTTAAGCTGTTCTTTGTAGTAATCACGAAGCTCCTTAAAGATCTCCTCGCCTTCCGTACCCTTGATCATCTCCCAGTTCTTGCGGAAAGATTCACTCTTGATCTTTGCTTCCTTCTCAGGGATTGTTGGATCAATACCAGACATGCGGGCATCAAGGATTACTTTGTCCAGTGCCTCACCAAGCTTAGGATTCTTGTCGGCCCACTGGTCCCACTTCTCACGAAGCTTGCTTGCGGTAGTTAGTTTTTTGTCGCGCTCGACTAGCATTTTATTGAGCACATCGTAGTACTGACGTACCTGCGGCAGATCTTTCTTGGCCAACTCAGCAATCTGTCTAAGGTTCAAAAACTGCAACAAGGTTTGGGCGTTATCTGACGTTGCGTCTTTGACATACTGACCAAGCTTTGCTTTAGCGCCCTCAAAAGACGGCGTGTCTTTGATCATCGTATCCATGGACTTCATGCCTTCAGCAGGCGTGTCATCAATCTTGTCCACGGCGTTAAACAGATCTTGCCGTTCATCTATTGACATGTCCTTGCCGGCATTCGTAGCGGCGCCAACACTGCTACTCATAAACAGCGGCATCTGTTCGGCGCTACCCAAAGGCTTTATTTTTTCAGGGGCGATGTCCCACGAATCAGCGGAAACTTTATCCAAGTATTGCTTGAAGGTTTCATTGGGGAGGTACTTCTGATTCCGCAACTTCGCGTAGAAAGATTTCAAAGCATCAGCCAAGCGTTTGAAAAACTTTTCTACAACCGTCAGTGGTTTAGCGGATGTGGTTGCCCAACGCGATACTTGGTCTGCGTACCACTCATGGAAGCTTGTCCAGTACGGGGCTAACTGCTCAGCTTTTAAGCCTTCACCGCCCTTTGTAACCTTTCCTATGCCGCGAGGACGAAACGATTGGATAAATTCCCTGGCGTCTTTGCCCTTGCTAGACCTTATAAACTTGTTGAACTCTCCAACAATCTCGTTGTGTGTTTGAACATCAGTCTTTTCAAACACTTCATACATGTGAATGTGGCCTAGCTCGTGAGCGAGCGTCTCAAGCATCTTGCTTGTTGACATCCCGTCAGTAAAAGCTATGAAGTAGTTGCCGTCAGGCATACCTCCCATGCGGCCATACTCATTGTTTAAGCCAGCCGAACCAATCTTTCTATGTGGCCCCGTGTACTTCTCACGATTGGCCTTGGCTTCAGAAATCGTAGTTACATAGATGTTGGGTTTAATCTTGAGTAGGTTTTTCCAGCCAAGCAACACTTGGGTTAGTTCCTTGGGAACATTGGCTGAAGCGGTTACCCCAGAAGGATCAAACTTAATAAAAGGATTAGCGTCATGCTTTTTTTGTTCAGCGTCTTCAATAGCCTTCTTTGCGGCAATAAGCTTCGCACGCTGCTGAGTGGTTAATAAAGCTGTCGTGCCATCAGCAACATCAACATACTCATGCCTACTGCCATTCATTGCTAAGTACATGATGCTGCCGTACTTATCGCCGTAGGTGCGGATTAATGCAAGCGGGCCATCTTGGTAGGCGACCTCAAGCTTCGGGTTATTCTTAACCAAGTCATCAAGGAATTTTTTCTCGGCATCTGTGCCTTTGCGTGACTCTTGTACAACCTGCTTTTGAAGCTCATCAACTTCTTTTTCAATGGCCTCTCTGTTTTCCACAAAGAAATCATAAGCCTCATCTGTATCAGGCAACGTACCATCCATCATCTGCTCCGCATAGGAGCGGGGCGTGAAGGTTACTTCAGCTCTGGCAGCTTCACGTTCAGGTCTGGCAGCTTCGCCAGGTTCAGCAACTCGCTCTTCGCCTTCGGGGATAGTTTGTTCCACTTGCTCATAAACAACTCTTTGCTCATCGGCAGCTTCCGCGGCTTTAAGATTGGCTTCAAGTTCACTGCGAAACTCCCTAATCATGGTTAACACTTCGTCTAGCTTGAGATCTAAATCAGCAAGCTCAGCCTTCGTCGTGTCGCTTACATAGTCATAATTCAAGATGCGGTCTTTGAGATACTCAACCGCCTCGTTTTGCTTCATCTTCTGGTCAAACACATCCGCCCGGTCAACCGCAACAGATGAAAACTCTCCAAGCCATGGATCCAAGAGGCCACTAACAACGGCCTTATCAAGGTTCTTATCAGATTGGGTTCTGCGTATATCTGCAACATCCTTGGCACTGACACCAGCCTTCTTCAGCGCGTTAAGGAACGTATCTCCTTGCGTCTTACGCTTGCGCTCCCTGGCCTCAACAGCCTCTTTTTGCGTAGCTAGTTCAGCCGCTTGTTTCTCTAGCTCAGCTATTTCGTCTGCAATCCTCTGGTCTTCTTCGCTCAGCGGGGCTGGACCTTCCATGGGAGGAGGCTCAACAAACTCAGCCGGACCTTCTTCAACAACTTGCTCAGCGGCAACCTGATCAGGCGCAGCTAACTGAAGCACCTCTGCTTGAGGTACAGGGATATTCAAATCACCAGTGGGTTGTACAGACGGCGCAGGTAACGCAGGTGCAGCCTGAGCCTCACGCAAACGCTGCTCAATGGCCGGCGCATTATTGGCATAAAACTGCTGATCCTCTGGCGCCTGACGAGGTACGCCAGCCATAATATCCGCAACAAATTGCTCGAAATATTTCTGGTCAACCGGTGTTTCTGTAAAGATTTCGGGCGGTACTTGATAGCCAACACTTGAAGGCTGTGGCGTAAGTGCTTGATCTGTAACAGTCTCAGTGGTAATTCCGTCCATGGACGGAATTTGATACTTTAGTAGGGTGTCGTCAGCAGCAGGCTGTGTGACTTGTGGCTCGGCAACGGCGGCTTGCTGAGGTGGTTCGGGTTGCTCAACAGGCATACCAATACGCTGAATGCCGCGGCCAGCAGCGCCAAGCGCACCACCACCAACGGCACCGGATAGACCTGCTTCGATATATTGTTTGATACGCTCTGGTGAGAATAGATCACCACTGCCGCGTACAAAGTCTACGGCTGCGTTGCCAATGACTTCTTGAGCGGCCTCGGTAAGTCCTTCCTTGGGTGCAGTCTTAGCAGCTGCTATCGCAAGATCCTTGGCGGCTTCGGTAAAGCCAGCACGCTTGGCAACTTCTTCACCAGCCTTAAGCTTGCCAAACATACCAAGCTTACTGAGGAAGGCTGATGGCGCCACTAGGTCTAGGAGCGTCTGACCAATGGCGGCCGTGGCAGCAACACCGGGGCGCAGTTCGCCTGTCTCTTCAGCAACCTTGGCAAAGGTTTCAGGAGCGTTTAGCGCATAGCCTCCAACACCAGCGCCTCCCAATCCTGCACGTTGCATAACTTGTGTTGCACGAGCTGCGCCAAGAGATTCAGCAGCCGCAGCAGGCAAACCTCTGGCAAGGGCAGCTTCTGTAGCAGCGGTTCCAGCCCTTGCTGCAATACCTCTAGCACCAGCAGCAGCGGCACCCCCAGGTAGTAACATAGCAAGTCCATAAGGTAAGGCCTCCCCAGCACGCTCATAGGCAAAACCCAGAGCAGATAGCGGACCTGTCACATCCTCATAAGACTGGTACATCCTTGGAATACGCTCTGCACGTTCAGCGTATTCCTGCTTTGCTTCCTCAAGAAGCATTTTTGCGGCTTCATCTTTGCCAATAAATGCCAGCCCCATGGCGGGCAATTCTTTGGTAATTGAAGTGCCAATATTTTCAAGTGTTCGCTGTACAGGTCGGCCAGCAATTTGACCAAACGAATACTCAGGTGCTACCCCCATCTCCATTTGCATACCGCGCAAAATGGCTTGGTAGTCTTCGGGCTTCAGTCCTTCAGGTAACTGTACCCGGCCGCGACCCGGAACATTGAAGATTGGCATTATCGTCCACCTTGACCCTTTTGCAGATAACGCTGCGCCTCGTCAGCAGATACAACATACGGTGAATATGGAACCCCGAACTTTGATGCGTAGCGTCTCAGGACATCATCCTGCTCACGGCGCATTTTATCGCCAAGGCTTTCTGTTTTCCTGCCCTGTGCATCAACTTGGCCAGGTTCACGCCATGTCTTAGGAACACTTCCAAAGATACCGGTGCCACCAAATCCAAGCGTCGTTTCAGCCATCCTGTTGTACTTATCTTCAATGGCTTTGATCTCTGCTTGCACTTGAGGCATGGCATAGACCTCGCGCATTTCTTTGGAAAGCTTTAGCGGATCGATCGGCTTCTCACCGGCGGCCGGCTTTGGCATGGCTTTGGCCGCAGCAATCCCAAGTTCAAGAGGCAGCATTGCATCTTGCCTTCTCATCTCTTGAATCCTCAGACCGATTGCCTGCTCTTCTCTGGCCGCTTTTTGCGCCGCATCATAATCACCACGGCGTATCGCATCTTGGTACTTGGCATGAGCCAACTGTGCTTGCAATGAAGCTTGTTGCATCGCACGATTCTCTGCGGCCATGGTCTTCTTAACATCCTCACCGGCCTGCAAGCCACCGGATAAGCCAGCCAAGAAGTTACGGTCCTTGCTCCCCATCATGGCCAAAGCTATCTGGCGATTAGCCGCTTTCTGAATGTCTTGTTGACTAGGCTGCTGACCATAAAACTTCTTTAATTGGTCCATGATTGGAGAGATTTCGTCAGTGAATCTCCCTTGCCTTTCCTTGTAAATCTGTTCTGCTCGCCCAGCTGTTTCGTATGGCTCAGCAACTTGAGTTGGCTGAATGCCAAGCTTTTTACGTAGCATCTCGCCTTGGCTAAGAATTGCTTCAATACCCATAGGAGCCTGAGCGGCAGGGGCTTGCTGCGGTGCAATAACTTGCTGCGGCGCAATAACCTGCTGTTTTTGTTGGGACTGAGCTGGTTGTGCAGCTGGTTGTGCAGGCTTAGGTGCAGCCTCTTTAACACGTTGCTGAATCGTGGACTCAGGATAGCCAGCCGCACGTAATTGCGATGGTGTGGCCATGACACGCTGGCCATTGATAATGGCAGGGACGCGGACCTCTTTCTCCTCCTCGACCACAGCTTCGCCACCAAACTCTGCACCGACACCACCACCAAACTGAAATGCAACAGGGCCGCCACCGGCCATGCGCTGCTCAGGCATCAGCCCAGCAAGACCTGCTTGTGGTTGCTGCATAGGAGGTTGTTGCGACGGAGCCATCTGCATAGGCTGCTGCTCTTGCGGAGCATTCATACCAGGCGGCATCATGGGCATACTGGGCGCCATGGACTCAGCCAACTGTGCAATAACAGGCTTGTTAGGCTTCTGCGCCCTCTGGCTGTAACGCTTACGCATATCCTCCCGGCGAGCCATTTCCGCCGCAGCAAAGATCGCTAGCTTAGGATCTTGAGCATACTTAGGCAGCACCTGATCGGGTACTGACTTAAACATCTCCATGGCCTCAAGGATGTTGACATCCCCACCAAGCCCTGTTGCTGCTTGTGCTTGCATCACAAACCTCCGTACAACAGACGTGCCAATCCTAACCCTTGTGTCAGCGGATTGCCAGATGATTGATAGGCCGAAGTAGACTGATACCCAGGCAGGCCAAAGATAATGTCACGGTATTGCTGAGCCTGTCTTGCCGGATAATCACGCTGCTGCTGGAACTCTTGATACATCGCATCAAGATCACGCTGGCGCCTAGCTTCATCAGTCAATCCCAGTTGCTGCAAGGTCTGAGCCTTTTGCATTTGGTTCTGCAAATCTTGCTGATATAACTGGCCAGCCTTGTCGTAAGCTGCCGCAGATCCTTGCATCTGGATATTGCCGAGCTGTGACCCAAGGTTCTTCATCAGCTCTGATTCCATAATGGCTTGGCGTGATCCACCAAATGCGCCACGTGAAGCAGCTTGGCTCTTAAGACTCTGCAATCCTGAGCCGTATTCCCTAACCGCCGCTTGTTTGGCCACATCCGTTACTGCTTGTTGGTAAGGATTCATGTAAGCCTGCATGACGCCCACATTCTGGCCGCCAACATTCATCTGACCAAGAAGTCCAGGGGATGCGGCAACCTGCTGAGCCGCCTCTACACCTTGCTGATATAGCGGCGCGGTCTCAGCATATCGCTGCTGTGAATACGGTGTATAGGGCGTGTAGGCAACCTGCTGCCCCATCCGATACAAATCAGAAATGTAAGGGAGTTGAAACTCCGGGGGCATCGCCGTTACTGTTTGTGATGGTCCGCCTGCACTCATTTGGACACCTCTTCCATCAAAGTTATTGACTTCATTTTCAGTTTAAAAACCTTCTGCCAACCAGGGCGCCCCTGTATCGTGATTGCATCACACCCAGCGCGTTTTGCATACTCACGAACATAGTTCGCCATGATTGTTAATTCATCTAAATCACCGCCACCAAGCCACACATTAAGCAATCGTTTCTTGGGATACTGTTTAATCTCTGTAATAACCGCACATTTCTTACCGGGCCAGAACTGTGCCTTGCCATCTTCTACCAGCTTCAATACATCATCAACATCAAATAAGTTACCTGCGTGATCTAACGCTGATTGCACATAAGGCGCACATCGCGCCCATTCGCTCATACAGGCATAGCCTTATCTGCTTTAACCTCCGGCGGCTGTTTACTCGTACCATGCCTAGCCTTGCGGATCTTATTCATCATGGCGTATAGCTTCTTGGCGCCGGCATTAGAAGATCCATTGCCTAGATCGGATACCACATCAGCAGGAACCACAAACTCACCATCTGCCAATCGAGCAGGTTGTTTATTGTTAATGGTTGCCGGAATGCTGTCTGACATACCGTCGCCGCCACCACTAAGGTAACGACCGGCCGCCATGTAGACATCACCGCCATCGTTGTATCCAGCCAATAAATCATCAACGGCACCACCTGTATATGCGGGAACAGTTGCACTACCACCGCCACCGCCAACAACCGTGCTCGATCCTGCGCCGGCCACCGTGTCGTTTCCTGTGGCACCCGTAACCGTACTGGTATTGCCATAGGTGAATGGTGTGATCGTAATGGGTTTATAAAGCGATGCTAGTCCTGCCTCATATCCTGCTTGACCTTGAGCGATCTGCTCTGGCGTAGGACCATACCGCTTGGCCGCTTCTGTAGGATCAAACTGAAACGGATTGGGATTAAAGAACAACGGCATTCCCTTCATGGGCTGGTAAATATTTTGCCCAGATGCCGACTTCTGCGGTGCAGGCTGTGGCGGGAACATGGGAGCAGTAAGCGCCCGGTTATATACAGGAGCGGCTTTATATTCAGGGACCTTGATGGCTGGTGCTTTCTGTTGCGTAAGCGCCGCTGCTAATGCGCCAAGACCAAGGGCTAACCCGGCACCGGTACCGGAAGCTCCTTGCGTACCCAACACTCCGCGTAAGAGATTTCTCCATATCGATGACCCTGTCGTTCCAAGGCCAATTGATTGTTCAATCTCTTCGTTTGTTGGTGGCGTACCATCCTTCGATATGCTTGCAGGATCTATGCCAATTAACTTCCAAAAGGCATCATCGCTAGTAGCAGTGACTGTTGATGAATCACCTTGCGGCTCTGTATTAGCTAATAAGAAAAGATCTTCCGCTGACATAACTTACTCCAAAACACCCATTTTATTGGGTAAGGTCGTAAAACGAAATACTGCCAACACCATCGCCAAGCGTTGCGCCAGAAACCGTTCTGACCGCCAAGGTGTAAATATCACTAACACCAGCCAAGGATGCGCCTAACTGTAGATCCCAGTTATAACCCGTAGCAGCACTTGTTTGACTTACCCCGGCGCTACCCGTACTGGTTACATAATCTGTCTGGACAATCGTTCCAGCAGTAGCTATTGCTGTAGCCGTTACATCAAGCTCAACATTTGAATCGCTAGGCGCAGTCGTCCACGAAGCACCTGTCAGCGTAGGGTTCTTCATCAAAGCTACTTCGTAGTTCTGACTTGTAGTCGGAAGAAACTGCACCCTGTTGGGAAGAACCACCGCACCTGTCCGCCCTGAAGCAAGCCTGATAGAAACAATTGGAAAGAAGTTTGCTGACGTACTTATGTTATTAAAGATCGTTGTGCGACGCGCCACATGATCAATAGACGTTTGCTCAAAGCCACCTTCAGATACCACCGAGCAGCAGATAGCTTTCATGCTTGCGGCAAGATCCGTGGTTGACGTTATTTCATATCTCACAGGTAGAATGGCCGTGGTCATGTAAACGTTGGTAATCTCGTTGGCATTATTAAAGGTGTGGCAAACAATATATTGCCCATTAATAATGAATCCACATCGAACCGACCCAACTCCTAACCACTCAAAATCCATCCACAGAATCTGAGCTTTAGAAGGATCAAGCGTGAATCCCGAAGCGCCTGTGCCATCTAACTTGTCGCCGTTCCAATCTTCTTGGTTGACTGTTCTTGCGTCTGATGGCGAGCCTGTTACTGAAGACCGCAGGACAAATGAAAAGGTGCCGTCAATCCTTTGGAAGAAAACACCGTTGCCCGTATTAAAGTAACCCACCCGCTGTGTAAGGTCTAGGCTTTGACTGCTATCCATCACAAACGTTGCTAATACCAAAAGACCCTTTCCGGGCTGATACGGAAAGGACCGATAAGACTGACGGGTCACTGAACCAGGGCCAGCACCGGTCACTTCCATCTTGACCGCAGCTTCATTAGATAGAAATGACGTTGTGCCTGTGCCAGTGGTTGCTACATCAAATTGATTGTCCGCAGCGTAGCGATTCTGACTATCAAATAATGTGTAGGGCTGGCTAACACGCTGCCTACCAAATGCATCAAAATACGTTCCTGGAAATGTTACCGGTAGCGTTGATGTGGTAGCCATAAGATTGGTCAAAATATTATTAAGGCGGTTGAAATATAAACGTAGGACGTTATTAAGAGCCTCCTGGTATTGCCGGTCATATTCAATAGGCGCATAAGGAAGATTTGGCGGGGCAATCCGCTGAATCTCATAATCCGTAGTGACAATTAATGTCATGCTCCAAGTCCCGTTGCTTTCCCGTCTGCCCTGATATCAATCCTTGGCGCACCCAATTGCCACGCAACACCCAGGCCCGTGCTTTCAATGTTGAAGATCATCTGGCGACCACGAACCCTTACATAAACCTGACCTGTAAATGTCTCAATAGGTACAGTTGATGATCGGACAACACTTGCCGAACTTGTTCCACCCAACGACTGAGGATTGTTATAACCTGATCCTGAATTCATCATAGGAATCAGCGTCATAGTGACTGATGGGTTTTGTGTATCGGACCCTGAGAATGTCACATCAGGAAGCACGCGCCATACAAAACCAAGGTTATGTCCGTCCTGAATATCAAATTCAGCCGATTCAATATACGCATTAATTGCTACGGGTGTGCCTGATTCGTTATCGTCAGTACCAAACTCATGGTTCACCAAGTTGTAGCTATAAGTAGCAGCCTGTGGGTAATCCCTCAAACCAGAATCAATCCACGCTGTTCTTGCGATGGTTCCATAATGCCAGATGCGTTCAACATAGTTATAGACCACGTATCGATCAACACTTGTTGAATTAGCGGAACAATAAAACCACCATACCTCATTAAATCCTTCGCTGGTTCCGGCAAAGATCTGTTCATTCTGAGCAAGGTTTATGTCATTAAAGATGTATTTACGAAGGTCGCAATTAAGCGTTTCCACGCGTCCCGAGTAACTGTAAAACTTATCCTTGCCCATCCAGAACACAACGCCTGATGCAATGGCTACGGCGTTCGGCCCCATAACTGATATGTTGTCGCCCAGTAATTGCGCTCCCCATACCAGTGGCGCACCAAGATACTGAAGCGAATACAGGGCTGAGTCCGTAAAGACAACAATCTCTTGACGAGCTTGTATGGCTGTAATGATCTTTGAGCCATGAGACAAACGCAATGATCCTGCCTGATTGACCGCTGTTGGCAGCCAGTCTGTTACCGATTCTTGGTCTGACCAACGAATCAGCATAGGATCTTGCACGGCTGATCCCACGTCGTTACATCCAAAGCAAATGACAAACCGATAAATATCTGAAACGTAAATAAAGTTTTGGACAATCGGTGGATCTAATGCGCCAGCAAGTGTTTGAATAGCAACACCCCTGGTTGTCACCGATGTAGAGGCATCCCAGTAATAAATGTTCCCGCCTCGTGGACCATAGATTAGATCTTCACCAAAGTTATTAGCAGACCACAGCCTTAATGAATCGGTTGATGAAATACCTTGGCCCCAGTTTCCTAGACCCCAGCCGCTCGCACCCCATCCAGTCAAAGGTAATTGCGTTGCTGGGCCTGTATTAACTTGATATTCAGCCAGTACATCTGATCCGCCATATGATCCTGCTGACAGTGCTGATGCCGTGGTAATGCTGTAGCTATTGGCGTCAATATAGGTGATCTGAAACTCACCGGTAAGATCAGCAGCATACGTCCCCGTGGCGCCACTAAAGGTCACAAAGTCCCCACTGATCGCGCCATGAGATGTTGCTGTGACCACAACCGTGGTTGTTCCATCGGCGGTGAATGGATCGGTTGTTAGTTCGTAAGTGTTGATGTAGTACTGGGCTGTAACAGTGCCACCGCCACCACTAACGGTTGATGTAGCCGCCGTCTCTACTGTGATGACATACGTATCTGGGTCAGTAATCGATGTAATAACGTGACGCGTGTTTAATTCAGCCGCTGGTATACCGCCAACGGAAGTGGCTCCCGTGAAGTAAACGATATCGCCGGGTTGTGCGCCATGAGCCGTGTCATTAACGGTTACCGTATCAAGTGTGTTAGTTGTGTCAAACGGATTGGTTAGCGACGCCGTATAGTTTCTGGTTCTTATGGGCGTGATGTCGTTATAAGCACCGCCCTGTTCAATGTAATACTTGAGGTTGGTACCAACACCCATCAGGTTTTGGGACTGTAAAGTAATCCAGTTCCATAAAGACCTGCATATGCCTTGGAATGTTTCAGGAGAAATCCTCGCCCAGCCGCCAATCTTTTCAGGGGTGCCTTGACGAAAACGAACCTTCTCTGAGATATACCAACCGTTCTCGTTAGTATAACGTGTATTCTCTCGATTGACCCCAGGCTTATATAAGATCTTGGATAATGGCACGTTCTACCCCCGCAGATACAGAGCTTTTTCAGCTTTGCGGCGGCGCACCAATCCTGGCAACTCCTTCCCTCCGCCCTTAGTCCACATCATAAACGCTTCTGCCGCACCTTCATAGTCGCCACGGTTGTTCTTCATCCTTATCGTAGACCGCTGGTAATTACCGACTCCGCAGTTGAACGCAAAACAGACCACAGCGTCAAAGCGTGACTGACTGCCAGCAAGATTAGGAGACATTCGCAGAACACCGCGTTCAAAACTGACGAGATCATCCTCAAAAAGGCGATCAACCTCCTCCTGCGTCCAAGCACGATTATCTTTGGCTGCGAGCGGGTACTCCTTGCGAATAATGCCGGTATAACCATCTTTCCTCACTACCGGTAATTTGATCTGATCTTGGTACAGCACATGGCCGTATCCTATGGTCCACAGGTGAGCAGGGCAAAGATAAGGCCTGAGCTTGCGTCCCTCAAACTGGTGCATCAACTCAATACCCGCTTGCCCTGTCTTCACTTTTTGTTCCAACTTCTAGAGCCAAACCAAAACCCTATGATGCC